GAGAGGTTCAATTCAAGGATGGACTTCTTACCGTTAAGTTGGGTAAAGTAGTACCAGAACATCATGCAAGAAAAAATTATCTTTAATGGTTAAAGGATATGATTTATTTGGAGATCATGGGGTAAACCTACCCACTCCTCATGGTAGTGGTAAAGAACCCATGTATGGAAGCATGGGTAAATCATGTAAACCAGATCCAAATCGTAAAAGAGAATATCCTCATTTGTATGCTGTGTTCTGTCTTGATTCACATAACACTAGTTATTTTTATATAAGAGAGAATGGCACATACTATTGGTTACATTGTCGTAAGAATAAAGATGATGTTGAGGTAGATGCAGACAACATACAAATAGATCTATTTGGTGAACCTGTTTTATCTAATGAGTTTGTATTGAAGGAAATTCTATAGGGATCTTGACGATCCCTTTTTTTAATGTTATAATGTATTCAAGTACTATACAAAAAATATGAGTATACAACTGGTTTTATTAAAATCAGGAGAAGAGGTTATCGCTGATGTCAAAGAATTACGTGATGACAGTGATGATTTACTTTCTTATGTCTTTAAGAATCCTTATACTATTAAAATCAAAACTGCACAAGTTTTAAAAGAAGGAAAGGGATCTCCAAAACATGAAGCAATATATTACAAATGGATGTCTTTATCAAAGGACTCTGATATAATAGTAAATAAAGATTGGATTGTATGTATTACAGATCCAATAGATACAATCAAAACATCTTATGAGGAAAGATTAAATGGAAGACGATCTAGGAATGATTCAGACAAATCTAGCGACAGACGAGATGGTGGAACCAGCGGATCAGGAAGTGGAGGAGCAACCAAATCCGATCCAAGTCTTATTATTAACGAATCAAACGATTCTGATATCTGAAATTGAAGAAGTTCTAGCAGATATCGGACAACCAGATTGTAAATTAATTAATCCATGTGTTATAATAGATGGAAAGGTATCTAAGTGGATGTCAGAATTAACACCTAATACTCAGATGTTTATGAGTTCAGAAAAAATATTAACATTGGTTGATCCATCAGAACATATACTTGAAGAATATTTTAAAGTTATAACATGAGGTTTTATACTAATGTTCACCAAAGATTCAATGAGATTCTTGTGCGTGGATATGAGAACGGAAAACATTTTACTTTAAGGGAGGAGTTCAATCCGACTTTTTATGTTCCTTCAAAGAAAGAATCAAAATATAAAACATTAGAAAACAAAAGTGTAGAACCTGTAAAACCAGGTAATATTGCAGAGTGTAAGGAGTTTATTGAAAAATATTCTGGTGTAGAAGGATTTGATATCTATGGTAATGATCGATATATCTGTCAATACATTTCAGAAAAATACCCAGAAGATGAAATCAAATTTGATATTACTAAAATTAAATTAGTTACAATTGATATTGAGGTCGCTGCTGAAAGTGGTTTCCCAAATGTATTTGAGTGTGCAGAAGAATTACTTGCTATCACATTACAAGATTACACAACAAAACAGATAATTTGTTTTGCATCTAGACCCTTCAATAATACTCGTAAGGATGTAAAATATGTTCAATGTAGAGATGAATATAATTTAATCGAGAGATTCCTAGAGTATTGGCAATTGGAAACACCAGAGGTTGTGACTGGTTGGAACTGTGAATTGTATGATATACCTTATATTGTTGGTCGTATCGAGAGATTGTTGGGAATGAAAGTTGTTCGTAAACTTTCTCCTTGGGGTTATGTTCGTAAAAAAGATCTTTTTGTGCAGGGTAGAAAACAAATATCTTGTGAGATGGCAGGTATAGCAGTCATTGATTATCTTGATTTGTATCGTAAGTTTACATACAAAGCACAGGAATCATATCGATTAGATCATATTGCGAATGTTGAACTTGGTAAAAAGAAATTAGACCACTCTGAGTTTGATACCTTCAGAGATTTCTATACGGGTAATTGGCAAAAGTTTATTGAATACAACATCATTGACGTAGAACTCGTAGACCAACTCGAAGATAAGATGAAGTTGATTGAACTTTGTCTGACGATGGCATATGATGCAAAGGTAAATTATACTGATGTATTTTTCCAAGTTCGTACTTGGGATTCGATAATATATAATTACTTGAAGAGAAAAGATATAGTAATTCCTCCAAAGGTTAAAACAGATAAAGACACACAATACGCAGGTGCATATGTTAAGGAACCGATTCCAGGAAAGTATGATTGGGTGGTTAGTTTTGACCTCAATAGTCTGTACCCTCATCTTATTATGCAATACAATATCTCCCCAGAGACACTCAGGGAGACTCGACATCCCAGTTCGAGTGTTGAAAGGATTTTGAATGAAGAGATAACAGACTTCAATCCAGAGTATGCAACATGTGCAAATGGTGCACAATACAGAAAAGATGTTCGTGGATTTCTTCCAGAGTTGATGGAAAAAATGTATGATGAACGTGTCATCTTTAAAAAAAGAATGATCCAAGCAAAAAAAGACTATGAAAAGACCCCCGATAAATCACTGGAAAAGGAAATTGCAAGATGCAACAATATCCAGATGGCAAAAAAGATTTCTCTTAACAGTGCTTATGGTGCTATTGGGAATCAGTACTTCCGTTATTTTAAATTAGCAAATGCGGAAGCGATCACATTATCTGGTCAAGTTTCTATCCGTTGGATAGAAAATAAAATGAATCGCAAATTGAACAAAATTTTAAATACGGAGGACACTGACTATGTTATTGCTTCAGATACTGATTCCATTTATCTTAATATGGGGCCTTTTGTTGACGCTATATTCAAAGGGAGAGAGGCGACTCATGTTGAGATCGTTGATTTCCTTGACAAGGTGTGTGAGGTGGAATTTGAAAAATATATTTCGAGTTCTTATCAAGCGTTGGCCGACTACGTAAATGCTTATGATCAGAAGATGTTCATGAAGAGAGAGAACATTGCTGATCGTGGTATCTGGACTGCCAAGAAAAGATACATCTTGAATGTATGGGATAGTGAAGGTGTTCGTTATGCTGATCCTAAACTCAAGATCATGGGTCTAGAAGCGGTTAAGTCATCAACTCCTGCACCTTGTAGGCAAATGATTAAAGATGGTCTCAAGGTTATTATGAGTGGCACTGAGGATGAGATGATCGAATACATTGAATCATGTAGAAAAGAATTCAAGTCTCTTCCACCAGAAGAAATATCTTTTCCAAGATCAGTTTCAAATGTGACCAAGTATAAAGGTGATAATACAATATATGCAAAGGGTACACCAATGCATGTTAGAGGAGCATTACTTTATAACCATTACGTAAAAGAGAAAAAGTTAGATAGAAAATATGCATACATACAAAATGGAGAGAAGATAAAATTCTGCTATCTTAAAGACCCCAATCCAATTAGAGAAAATGTGATATCTTTTATTCAGGATTTTCCAAAGGAATTGAATTTGACAAAGTATGTCGATTATGAAACACAATTCAATAAGGCATTTGTAGAACCAGTTAAAGCAGTCTTAAATGCAATTGGTTGGGAAGTTGAAAGAAGAATTAGTTTGGAAAGTTTCTTTTCTTGATTGCCAAAATTAAAATAAAATGTTATAATATGGTTACTTAAACTTTTATTATGGATTTACCAATCAACAATGAAGAATTAAAAGAGTTGATGGATGCATTGAATGAATCAAATCATCCAGATGCAATGAAGAGACAGTTTCGTAATGAGTTGCATAGAAAGTTGAGATTAACTAAATTCTTGATGGACGAAGGGTATCCACATAAGAAAGTTCTCCGAGAAGTATTCGACATTGTAGCATAGTATGGATTTTTTAAAAGAAATAGTAAAAGAGATAGGTGATGACTACACCCAAATTGCCTCCGAAATCGACGAAAACGAAAGATTCATCGACACAGGATCATACATCTTTAATGCAGTGGTTAGCGGTTCCATTTATGGTGGTGTTTCTAGTAATAAGATCACTGCCATCGCTGGT